TAGGAAACTTGTTATGCAAATGTTACACACTTCACTTGGCAAATCTAAAAAGCGTAAACCCAACGCTAAGCAGCGAGAGTTGCAAAAGTCTTGGGAAGATCTGATTAAGAAGCATGCTTCGTCAGGTTTAAAGAAATATGATACGAAGAAACCGATAGCGAAGACTAAGGATACACTATCATATTCACTTGGTATACCAGCTGGTCGGGAGACCCCTAAGATTCCAAGTTTGCCATTTTCTGGTGGTGCTTGCACTAAGTCGCCAGATAAAGTTTACACTGGCACATTGATTAAAGGTATTGCGACTATGCATAAGTCCAATGCAGTTCCAGTGTTCACTGATGAACAAGCAGTTGAAATTTCACAAATGAGAAGAGGTTAATTATGAATCCGAACTACAACAAAATTGTTTCCCTTGCTACCGAAGGTAAGTATGAGGACATTAAAGATGTGCGCCATGAGTTGCTTATCGAACGAATGAAAATGGATAAATTCTTTTCCAAGTATCTCGATAAGGTTGGTAATAAGATGGATCCAAATACACCGAACACACCGATATGGAAACTCTATCGTACCAAGATGCGTGAGTATGGTGAACTCGATCAAACAATCAAAGCAGCAGACTACTACATAAAGAAGAGCTATGTTTAAAAACTCAAACGAATTTTCGTTATACATAGAACAGTTAGTCCAAACAAAACATATGTCGCATATGGATGCTGTTCTTGAATATTGCAAAGACAACTTTCTTGAACCACAGGATGTTTCACGTCTTATCAATAAGTCTCTTAAAGATAAGATTGAAATGAATTTTCGTGAATTAAATTACTTACCTAAACAGGCGCAACTAGATGTCTGACTTTCGATTAATTATTGTTGCTCTCATAGTATTTCTATTAGTTCTTGGTGGTGCACTAGAGTTTATTGATCGACCAAGAACTATAGTATACGATTGTCGCATGGCAGAGATATCTCCAGATTTCCCTATTGAAGTTCGTAATGAGTGTAGGAAGCGTTACAGTGGACGGATTTAAAGCATACAAATATTACATTGCAATCAAATTACATTTCACAAAGGACTCATTCGATGTTTTCACAAATCGTGGTAGCGTTAAAGGAACACGTGAAGCATTTAACGCACGTAATGACCGATATATCTTCGAAAAGTTGGCACGTAAATTCCCAGTTGATCGAGATATCATACAATATTATGTATCAAACTTTGCATATGGAAATGAGGGTGTTGTCTATGATCTTGCAGAAGCTGAAGAAAACTATGCAGAATGGAACAAGCGTAAGCAGTCTATAACAAAAATCTTTGCAGATGATCTTAGCAAGATTTTAATGGATGCTTACAAACGCAAGATTAAAGAATCATCAATAATAAACTTTACTTTAAATCAATATCCGAGTATACTTAATCTATATCTTGGAAAACAAATTGGGATTGAGACCCTTAGGATCATAGATGACTTCGAGAATTTACTTGGTGCGTGGAAACAACACAGTTCTATGTTATTACTGTGGGAAAACGAGATACGTAAAGTTGAAAAAATTAGAGGATTTGTTAAGTACGATAAAGACAAAGTCTTGACAGTGTTTAATCAATTTAAAGAAGATATCAAAGAGTTGTGATCATGGGTAAAACTTACAAGAAGCATTCTAACGATGAAGAATTTTCCAGTCAGCGTTCTGGGAAACACGCCAAGCATGCCAATGGCAAAAAAACTGGCGGAATGAAAACGCTAAATAGTTATGTTGAAGAAGATTATGATGAAGATCCATTTCACGATGAGGTCGATGGTATTCATGATGAGATTTTTATAACACATACTAAAAATACAAAGTAATATATTTTATACAAAGGAAAATACGATGGATATTCAAACACTCCGCAAAATGCGCAATTCTGACTTCGGAAAAATTTCTGGAGAGTTCGAGAAGATTGCGAATCCCCAATCCGAATCAAAGTCTTTCAATGACGATCGTTTCTGGCGTCTTGAAGGCGATAAGGCAGGTAACGGAACTGCTACGATTCGATTCCTCCCACGTGTCGAAGGTGACGAACTCCCATGGGTTCGAATCTTCTCTCATGGTTTCCAAGGACCAACTGGTAAGTGGTATATCGAGAATAGTTTGACTACTCTTGGTGAACAAGATCCTGTTGGTGAGTTGAATACTCAACTATGGAACAGTGGTTCTGAAGCAAATAAAGAAATTGCACGTAAACAAAAGCGTAAGTTGAGTTTCACTGCAAACGTCTATATCGTTTCTGATCCAAAGCATCCTGAGAACGAAGGCAAAGTATTCCTATTCAAATTTGGTAAGAAAATCTTTGATAAGATTATGGACAAAGCACGTCCTACTTATGAAGATGAAAAGCCAGTTAATGTATTTGATCTATGGGAAGGTGCTAACTTTAAACTTCGTATGCGTAAGAAAGATGGATACACCAACTATGATGAATCCACTTTTATGGAGCCAGCACCTGTTTCTGAAGATGAGGAACAATTGCTAAAGATTGTTAACTCTCAACATAAACTTGCAGAATTTCTTGATCGTAAGAATTTCAAATCTTATGATGAGTTGAAAAAGAAACTCGAGCAAGTTCTTTCTGGCGATAGTTTCGTAGCGAAGTCTGCTGCAGAAATTGCCGAGGAAGAAGATCGTCCTGTTGCATCTGCTCCTAAAGTTGCATCTGCTGCTGCACCTGCTCCAAAGGCAAGTAAGCCAGCACCTTCACTTGATGAGGATGATGACGTAATGGGTTATTTTGAGAAAATTGCAAGGGAAGACTAAATTTATTTTCAAATCTAGTCAACCGATCGGTAGGCTGAAGCGTTAATTATAGTGGAGGGGAATGTCTCTTCTCCACTTTTAAAAAGGAAATTACTATGAAAACTATTGCAACTCTAATCGCTTCATTGTTTGTTGTTACTGCTTTCGCAGCTGAACCAGCTAAGAAAGAAGAAAAGAAAGTGGAAGCCAAGCCAGCTGCATCTGCACCTGCCAAGGCAACCGACAAAAGCACCGAAGTTAAGAAAACCGAAGCTACTAAGAAGTAATCCTTACCGAACACCATTTTCGTTAGATGATAACGATGATGGTTTCGGTCTTGACGATGATAGTCTGCAAGTTGGTTATCGTCGTCCACAAATAGTTAAGGATAAAGTTCCCGATAAGGATGACGATATCAGTGACGAAATAAAGTGGAGATTATTTTTAGCCAGACAGTTGGCTTTACTAAAGTACCAAGAGAAATGGGGATCTTAAGATCCCCATTTTTTATGCCTGAATACCAAACCTACTATCGATATATCTCTTAACAGGT